GACCCGATCGCTATCGCCGCCGTTCTCTGCCGAGTGCGGAACGTGCTTCTGGAACAGGTAGAGGAAGCCGCGCTCCATGTGCCCGGTCTCTTCGCCCGACTTCATCACAGCGGCCGGGTTCGTCAGGAGCGGCACATGAAACCGCGTCGTCGCGTCAGCGTAGAGCCCTTCGTCGGTATGCTCGGCGATCTTCCCACCAGCCTTGAGCCGCACGATCATCGCGCGCTCCGCGGGGCGACCGATCCTCGCCTCCACCTCTCGGAGGAGGCGCGCGAATCCCTCGATGGTGAGTGCCGGATAGTCGGTGCGCTCGAAGCCGTGAAAGATGTTCTCGAACGATGGCACCATGGGCCAGCGCAGGAAGATCGATTCCGTATCCGTGTGCGGGCCGATGCTCTGCCGCTGCGTCATGACCGAGAACAGGAACTCGTTTGCGCGCAGCGCCGCGAGCGCCGGCCCGATGCTGACCGGAGCGATTCTCTCGATGTTCTTCATCAGCAAACGATGAGGTAGGTAAAGGTCTGGTCGGTGTTCGCCGACGAGGCGTGGTGGATGGTCGCCTCGCCCGCCTTCCGCCCGTCCACGTAGATGTTCGCCAGCGCCGTTGCCGCGTTCGCCGTCGTCGGCATGAAGAGGATCGCGCTATCAGCCCCGATGCGCGCGTCGGTGAGCGCCGTTGACGTGGCGGAGGCGGTGAGCGTCACCGTGCCCGTGCCGTTGAACTTCCCCTGGTTCAGCCGGTTGATCGCCTGCGCATGCTGGCGGAACTGCTCCTTCGGGTCGGAGACGACTTCCGCGACGCCGGGGAAGCCCTTGCTGCGCCCGCCGCTCATTTACCGAAAACCACCGGCTCGCCGACGTATTCGATGCGCATGATCGCGCGCTCCCGGCATATCATCGCGCACCTGTCGGGCTGATCTCATCCTCCGGGACTTCGATGCCCTGCAAATGTGTGAAGTCCGATCCGGCCGGCAGCGTGATCCGCGCCCGGAAATACCGTCCTTCAGCCAGAACCGGGCAATCCCCGTTGTCGTCCATCGCCACCGGCGAGGTGTAGGTGACGCTATCGGTGAGGCGGTTCCGCGTCCCGATAGAGACAGAGGGCGTGCCGCCGTCCACCAGGGGCCGCGCGCGCTTCACCAGAGCCCGCCCCTTGGGGTTCACCTGCATCTCGCTCGTCTCCACAACCGGCGCGAGGTTCGGCCCGGTGAAATTCACCAGCTTGTGCGAGGTGTCGATCCCCGAGAGGAGGATGCGCCCGCCCGTCCACACGCGGCTGTCGAGCGACGGGAGATTGTCAGCGTCGATCGACGGCATCACCGCGTCCAACTGCTCGAGCGTGTAGCCAAACGACATGGAGCGCGTGATGAGCTCCAACTGAATGTCATTCGCCGCGGTGATCGTCCAGCGGTCCAAGGCCCAGTGGTAGGCAAGGATGCGGTTCGGATTCCCGTCCGTATGCCCCGCGCCCGGATAGCTCCAGTAGACGATCTTGTTGATCGGATCGACCGTCGCCGAGATCCGGTGGAAGTACGATTGGTCGAGGTCGTCAAAGAACGTCTTGTCGATCTTCTGGAAGCCGATCGGCACGCTCTGAGAGCCGTTGAAGGCGTAGAACCCATCCTCGCCGAGGTAGTAGGCCAATGCCCCCACCTGCACGACGGAACCGGGCGCCGGGGTTCCGCGCACACCCTCCGCCACGTCGAACTGGAAGATGGCGGGAGCGCCGACGTAGTTGACGCGCACCACCGCGCGTTCCTGAAAGATCGCACCATTCGCCGTGCCCAGGTTGCCGACGATGGCTTGCACCCAGCCGAAGTCGCCGAGGAGGTCCTGAAAGTCGGATTGCTTCGCCGCCGCGGTGGAGGTTCCCGGCGTCGGAACGTTCGTCGGATCGTCAATCGCCGTCCACCACACCCGCTGCGGCTGCGGGCCATACGTCCCATCCGTCGTGTTGCCGAAGAAGACGAAATCCTTGATGACCGCGACGTAGCGCGCCTTGAGCGAGGTCGTTCCCGTCGCGATCAGGTCAGAAAAGGCGCTGTCCGTTCCCTCCACATACGATTGCGGCGGGTCGGTGTAGTTCGTCGCGATGATACGAAGCCCATAGAGCGCCATCGACCAGCGCTCCAATCCCCCCGTCGTGTACGTCGCCCCCGACACGTCAACGGGCGTCGCGTTCGCTGAGTCAGGCGCGAGGCGGTACAATTTCGTGCTGTCGCCGAGGAACAGCCGCACGTTCCCGGCGGTGTCCTTCATGGCGTAGGCGCCCTGGCACCTGTTCCCGATGGCTCCCGAGACGACTGCCGTAGACGGCCACGGGGCGTAGGACTGCGCGGTGCGTGGAAGGACGTTCGTGATGATCGATGACCCCGGATTCTGGAAGTCCGGAGAGTCCGGACGCCAGTCGGGGATCGGGAGGATGGGCATCAGCCGATGCGAATTATCGCGTTCGTCGCGTCGGCGGCCGGGAAGACGATCGTGAACGTCCCCGCGCCGCTCACCGTTTGGTCGGAGCCGAATGCGTGGCTCGAGACGGCCTTATTGCTCTTCGAGGAGTTGTAGATGAGCGCCCCATTCGCCGTGAAATCCGCGCTTGTCCACGACACGTCAGAGAAGTCGCAAAACGCCGTGGTGCCCGAGGTCGTCGGCGTGACGGAGGTCAGCGACTTTCCGCCCGCGGTATAGGCGGTGCCCGTCGTGTTCGTGATCTCGTTCGTGGTGCCATACGCCGTGGTGGAGGCGCCGAGCGTCGCCGAGCTCGTGAAGAGCGCGATCTTGAACGTGTCGCCCGTGGTGGCGGTGAAGTTGTGGACGGCAGTCAAGATTTCGGACTTGAAGCTCGTCGCCATTGCCGTAGAGATCGCCATCGTCAATCCTTCCTGATCGCTTCCGCCACGTCCCGTTGTGCCGCCGTCTCGGCGAGCATCGCATCGCGCGACCGCCGCTCATCGACGGCCATCGCGATGTAGTTCTCCACTACCCTTCGCACCTGTTCCCGGAAGGCGTGCGCCTGGTCCCGGATGGGCGGCGGCGCGCTATCCGAGACCGTCACCACCTTGCGCACGGCAAGCTCTGCCCATTCGGCTGGCGAGCGCGCGCGGCCGTTCGTCACTGCGAGAGAGATCATGCAGCCGTCCAGATTCCCGATGCTGGCGTTGTGGGCGTCCACGTCCCGCCGGCCGGCGTCACCGCCGTCCAGATCGAGGCCGTTGCACCCGTCACGCTCACCTCGCCGACGAAGCCCGTCCCGGAAACACCCGTGATGGTGAAGTTCGAACTCACCGTCAGCGAAACGGTATTGACCGCGCCCGTCGCCGAGACGCCGGTGATGCTGACCAGCGTCGCGCCGGAAGCGGTGAGCGTGCCGATCGCGCCCGTGCCGGCGACACCGGAGAGCGTGACGTTGGGGCTGAGCCCGACAGAGACGCTTCCAACCGCCCCCGAGCCGGCGACGCCCGTAACGTTGACGCTGGCATTGCCCCCGGTCGTGACCGAGACGCTGCCGATGGAGCCGGTCGCGGAGACGCCGGATAGCGTGATGTTCGGGCTGATCTGGAGGGAGATCGTCCCGAGCGCGCCCGTCGCGGAGACGCCCGTGAGGTTTACGGTGGCGTCAGTGCCCCCCGCCGCCGCGTCCAGGCGGAAGTGGTTAAGCCAAGAGTTCCCCGACGTGGAGCCGCCGATGCGCAGCTTGAACGTCGTGGACGAGAAGGTGAGGCTGCGGGACGTGTTGCCCGATGCCCACGCGCTGACATCGGCGAAGGAGCCGCCGTTCGCGTCGGTGAACGCAGCCGTCGCGCCGGAGAAGTTGCTGAGGTACTTGACGAGGCTGGTGGTGTTGTCGAACACCTCGGCCGTCGTCGTCTGGCTGCTGGCGCTGTCTCCGTGCCCAGCGACGAAGGTGTACGTTCCAGCAGAAGGCAGGTCAACGCGGAAGTCCTGCGTGCTGGCACCGCTGATAAACGCCCCGCCGGCCATGCGCGGCTCGGCGAGCTGTCCGGAGCGGTCGCGAAAAGTCAGTCCTGTCGTTGCCACCCATCCGGCGGTGTTTCCTTGCGCCGAGGTGGTCGGATAGGTGGCCGCTTGCCAGAATTCGTTCGGCGCGGTGTCGGTGGTGAAGGCCGACGTATTGCGGAAGTCGAAGCCCTGCGGGAAGGCCATCTTCCCTACTCAGGCCAGACGCTGGCCGGCTGCGGAACCGCGGAGATGAGGGCGTTGCAGGCAGTGATGATGGCCGCGTAGCTCGATTTGTCGGCAGCCGCCAGAGCGTTCGCCGCGTTGATCATCGCGGTGCCGGGTGTCGTGATGTCCGTAGAAGCGCAGTTCTGCCGCGCCAGCCCGTCGAGCATCTTCGTCTTCACCGGGTCGGTCGTAATCGCCGTCTGGAGCAGGCCGAGCAGGCGCTGATACTCCGCGGCGCAGTCATTGACGTAGCCGGCGAGCGTCGCGAGATCGGGGTCCTGTGCGTTCGCCATCGCGATGTGGGTCTGCGCGTTGTTGCGCATGTTCGTCGCGTAGTTGACGATGAGCTGCACCGCCTGCTGGACGAGGCGGATGTTCTCGAGGCCGTTGCCGGTGAAGGCCATTCAGGAATTCCCCTCACGCATCAGAACAGCTCCCGCAGCAGCATCAGGGCGTCCCGCCGTCAGACCGCATCACGAGGGGAGAGCCGCCCCAGCGGCCGCGCCAGTCCTCGCGGTCGATCGCGTCGAATGCCTGGTCGCGGAGCTGCGTCCACAGCACAGCGCGCGCCTCGTCCTTGAGGTAGATCGCGGCCTCTACCAGCGTCCCGTAGAGGTAGGCGTCGGGATGGCTCTCGAGCAGCCAATTGGACGTGTTGGAATCGGAGAGGCCAGAGAACTTGTAGTAGGCCATCTCCACCGTGTAGGTCGTGTCCGGAGAGGGCGCGAACATCAGCTCGCTGCCGATGATCGAATAGACCTTCGGCGTTCCCACTTCCGACCCCGCCCAGACGCGCGAGATGAAGTCCGGCGTCGCGAAGTCGAGATCCTGCACGGGATCGGTGTTGAGCTTCAGCGAGCGCATCTCGACAAAGCCCGTGGGGAGCGCGAGATACTGCGTCGAGAGATCCGCCGTTGACCGCTCTTCCATCTGCCGCGTCCGCAGCCGCCGCGCCGCCTTCGCCTCGAATAGCGTGATGAGGTCGGGCAGGACACTCGCGATGCTGCTGTCGCCCACGCGCGCGAGGTGCGTCTCTACCGCGGTCTGGAGCGCGGAATAGCTGTCGAGCGCCATCTACTCCACCATCCCGTGATGGAACTCATGGCTGCCCATGTGCCCGATCTCCGTGCTCAGATCATGGTCGATGAAGACCCTGAACCCGTGGCTCCGGGCGTTGTGGCAGAAGAAGACATCCTCGCCCGTATAGGCGCCGGCCTTTGGGCTGAAGCCGAACATGAACCACGGCTGGCGGATCTTCTCGAAGACCGCCATCTCCGTCAGCATCACCGCCATGCCGACGTGATCGACTTCCTCCAGCCCCGTCCTGCCGTTCGACTTGACACGCTGCCCGCCCTTCGAGGCACAGGCTCTCGTCGGGACGGTGCGCGTCGTGCAGTTCGCCGCGACGATCGGCTGCCGGTGCGCCATCAATCGGTGGAGGGTGTCCGGCGGGAACACCATGTCGTCGTCCAGCCACAGAAGATGCGTCGCCTCCACCTGCTGCGCGGCGAGCACCAGGCGTTGACGCTCTTGCGGAAGGATCGAGCCCTGCGAGGTGCTGAGGCCGATCCCGAACTCCTCGATGCCGGGCATGGGATGCTGGCCGACGTGAAGGAGCATGTCGAAGAGGGACGCGCCGAACTTCACCTCCCAGGTGCCTCCGGAAGGGACGCACACCGCGACGCGCGCCTTCATCGGCCGCCGATCCTCACATAGCCGGGAAGCGTCCTGAAGCCGCGGAGCTCGGGGTCGTTGACGATCCGCTCGAGCAGCTTCTCGTTGCCCTTCTCGAAGGG